TTCTGTTACCGGCATTAGGTCCATCCTCAGCTATCTCTTCTGGAGATTTTAGCTTGAATATGGAGAATGAGGTACATAGCCAGATCAGACGGTCTGAACCACTAATAGACGCCGTAGACTCAGACGTAATACCATCACGGTTAAGTTGTGTAAGAGCAAGACATGGGAAGTCATACTTAACGGCCATATTGTGTAATGCTGTAATCTGGAACCCAAGTGCTTGATACTCTTGAACAGACGCATTGAGAGAATCGCCGCTAGTCAGCTTCAAGTAGTCGTAGATGACGACACAATCGTTGGTTCGCCCATTCTCGTCCACGCCAACGGTCCTGATGATCCACCGTTTAATCAGATTTAAAATATTCTCAATAGGCTCGCCAGAAACATTAATATAATGAATAGGCAGGTCTCGGACCTCCTTAGATGCCTCCCAGATCGCCTCCAAGCTTTCCTTGTTCTCGCTAAATTTACCAGTAGCAACATCGTTAATGGCGACACCAGTCATATTAGCCATATTACGAGCTATCTGATCTTCCTTACTCATTTCCGTATCTAATAGTAGTACGGGGATTGAGTGTTGAGCCACATGTAAAGAGGTATTAAGGGCGAATACTGACTTACCAGTCTTGGGTCTAGCTGAGATTAGTTCAACACCACCACGACGTAGACCACCACCAATAGCGGCATCATATCTGGCATAGCCAGTAGGAATACCCATTTGGTCGCACTTGTTATCAATTCTGTCCTGAATAAAGTCGTCTATGTCCTCACCAAGTAGTGTAGGGGTCTTAGACGTTGAGTCTTCCCTCAGTAAATCGCCGATGGGATTCTCAATCATGTTGATTAGTTCATCAATAGACTCATCGCCGGTTATGTTTTCAAGGTCTCTAATGAGAGTACTGGCGACTTTCTTGGCACTACGAGCGAACTCATACTTCTTCACCTGAACAGCGTACTTAAATACGTTGGACTTGTTAACGGCGAATTGCATAAGGGTTTTGATGTAGTCAAGCTCTTGAGCGTTATTGATTACATCTATTAGCTTAAGCTGAGTAGCGGCAGCCTGGATAGAGGACACGTCCACTTCCATTCCATCGATCATCATCTTTTCTATACACTTGTATAGTGCTGCGTTATTACCATGCGTAAAACTCTTAGGGCTTAAGAAGTCTGACACATCTACGTATGCCTCCATTCCATAACTCAAGAGTCCTGCCAGTACCGCTCGCTCTGCACCTGGATCCGTCAATGTACTATCCACTTACTTGTTTCCTCCACACTTGTGACATATATGGTAATTACCAGCAATAAGATCTTCACGCTTTTCAAATGTTTTATGGCACATATTACACGTAACGTCTTGCATTTTGGGTGCTTCTCTAACACCTTTTGTGGATAAGTTTATCTCTGGAGTTACGTTATCCTTGTTTTTTTTATCCTTGAATAAGGTCCCGTCGTCCGTAAATAGGTTCTCCCCCGTACCCTGCACAGGAACTCTAGAGCCCACCATTGATTTCTTTGATGAAACCATGAAGGAACTGGTATCCTTCTTTTCAACAGTCTTAGAGATTCTTTCTGGTTCTTCTTCAGTCTTAGCGGCTATATCCTTTAGCAGTGTTGCCATCTGTTCAGGTGTTAACATGTCGATAAAGTCTGGCGACATATCTTGAATATTCATAATCGTTTACCCTTTTCGTTTAAAAGGTCTATCTTCTTTCGTAAATTGAATTCCCTACTCTTTAGGGTCAGTATTCTTGTACTGGCCACCATCCTAAAATCACTCAACTTAGTAGCCACCTCATTTTCACGAATGATGATCTCTTCTTTAAGGTCGTATGGACCATAAACGTCAGCCATATTCATATACTCACGGGCGACTATCCTTGTTAAGTGGTGGTCGCAGTACTTTACTACGGCCTCTTGTTTTGATCTCTGTGCTACAACGTGATCAAGATAACTTGTAAGGCCAAGGGCGTAATTGAAGCACTCATCCTGTGTCAACGTACCCAGAGAATCCAGAGAGAACTGCTCGCCAATCTTATGCTCATCCATATAAGCTGGGGCGGCTAAGTCTTTGTTCTCAAGGTACTCATCTATTCTGTGAAGGAAGATCTCTAGTTTTTGGTCACTATCTGTCGTCAATTTGATTCTCCCATTCTACCTGTTCTGAAAACTTGAATACTATGTAGTCTAACCCGTTGAACTCACACCACTCCTTCTTAAGCCTGTCTCTCTTTAGGGCGTTTATGTAGCCCGTGCGGTTCTTATGAAAGTGCTTAATGAACTTATAGTGCTGTTCTCCGTGTACCTCTACGGCTATATCTAGAACTGGTATAAAGAAATCAAGGTATAGGGTTCTGGTCGACGCCCCTTGTACCTTCATTTCCTCTAGTATCTGATAACCATTAAACTTCCTCTGTAGTAGTTTTCTAGCGGCCTTATGATAAGACGACCGTTTTCCTCTACTACCCCTACTACCAACCACCTTGAACTCATTAAGGTCAACGTTGTAATCTCGACCGTTTAGACCTTTGAATTTCATACATCTATCTCATGCTCGATTAAGTCAATAGATCGCACTTCCTCTTGAAGAAACTTACCAATTTCTGGATTATCATCCATCCAACGGACTAGATTGAGTATGCCTTGGAACTTAACCATCTTCTTGACGGCGTCTTCATCGGTAGGATCTACATCATTTCGCTTGAATACTTCCTTTAATCTATCATCCCCCGCATTTTCAATTACGTGAGTAATAGTGTACCACGCCCCCGCAGTACTGACCATGCCAAGTTCTGATGCAAGATGTACGATCTCCTTATTGAAGTCAACACCCACACCCCAACGTAGCCAGCCTTCAGCACTACCACCAGGTTTACCACCGGCAGAGGCTGTTTTGATCTTCCAGTAGACCTGCTGACCAACTTCTTCTCCACCTTGCTCCCAGTAGCTCTTACCACCGATATCCAAGATAGTACTCGCCTGATACTGTAGTTGATTGCCACCGTCTGATACGGTCTTCGGAGCCATAGGTCCACGAGCACCAGTGTTGGCGATCTTGTGTGTAATGAAGATGAGGATTGCACCATTACGTGGTACATCACCGCTGGTTCTCTTAAGGAACTGACCCAGCATCTTAGGAAGTCCCGCCCTAATGCCGCCCCTGATCTCGCCGCCTAATTCTTCTGCTGGCAACATATTAGACGTACTATCTATAATGAGAACAAGGTTTGGCACATTCTTTACTAACGCCTCTGCCGCATTTAGATACATTTCGGCTGAGATCATTGGTTGTTCTGGTGTAGGACCAATAACCTTGAAGTTATTTTCGATATCTAGATTCTTAATTTCTAACAAGTGTTGCTTAGACAGCCTACCCTCTGTATCAAAGTAGTAGATGTTCTTGCCGTAGTAGTGTTGGCAAGTTGCTGCAAAACTTAGGGCGGTAACAGATTTACCTGTCTTTGCAGGCCCACTAATAATACAGACGGTCCCTTCTCTAATTCCTCCACCAAGCTGATCATCCAATGCGGGTGATAATGGAATAACCTTTAGGTCCTGCAACTGGTCAAGTACTTCATTTCCTTCGCTTACGATCTTTCCAATCTTAGCATTAATTACATTGCTAATCTTATCACTATAATCTGTCTTCTTTTTGTTGATTTTGATCTTTACTTCAGCCATCTAAACCTCTCAATTTGTTAATTCCACCCTTTTTACCAAAGGATGTTTTTCTTACAGTGGGATTATCTTTTATGTCTAGTTCTTGCCGCGTGTTCTTCTGAGCGTCAATTTCCTTCTTTTGCCGTTTAATGCAGGGGACAACACGTTTATTAGCAAGGGAGAATGTCTTCTTAAGGTAGGGCGATTTGATAGCCTGAATAACAGCTTTCTCCCCATACTCTTCAATTAGCTTTAGGGCAAGCATAAGTTGCTTCTTATACTTCCAATTCCACTTCTTGTGGTTCCAAAACTTAAAGGGTAAAGACCCAAGATTCTCAAACTCAGCATAGTTCATAACCATTCTCTCGGCTATGAAGGCCGCACACGTGCAATGATCGCCGGTAGTAACGTGTTTATACCTGCTCTTTTCTGTTCTCTCTCGTTTTGTCATAGATCAAGGTTTCCTCAAAACATTGACTTAGGTCGTCTTCAACAGTTCTCTCAACAACCAATTCAGGAACCTGCCACCATTTCTTATAGACTATTCCATCTATAAGTACACCAGTTACATAAAACTTCGTGGTCTTTCCTCCGATAGACCCCTTAACCGATTTAGCCATATATACAGCCTCAGCCCCCGCTAGGTCAATAGAGACCTCATGGGACCGAAACTGTAGTGACAACTCTGTGGGAAATAGTATCTCATTCTCACAAATACTCTTAACGTCCTGCCAACCATCAAAGTCTTTAAGAAAGAATTCTTGACCATCAGACAGTTTACACTTAATCCAAATAGCCTGCTTATCAGTTCTATATGACTCTAACCATTTTTCTCTATTCATTTTTTCTTACTGCTGGTGATGCAGCCCGCCATTCTTGTAGAGATAGTCTTACCCTTTTGGTGGATTAAATCGCCTAGTTGAGACTGACCTTCAGTCATTACAACTGGGTTGTTGTTGGTTGGAAGAGGCTCCCCAATATTATACTCTTTTGCTTTTGCCTCTGCATCTACGGCCTTTATTTTCTTGATGTAGTTATTGACGGCAGATTTGGATCTATCCATTTCCTTAGCCAGTTCATCAACACCCATAGATTCATGGTTACCATCGATGTAAAACTTTTCTAGTTTTCCTAGTGGTCCGGTTTTAGCCATTTGTTCTGCCTCTTTCTGCTCGTACTAAGTAAATATTGTTCTTCGTATTGAGGAACATCATATAGAAATCAAAAACATTCTTGTTCACTTTTGGCATCTTGATTTCTTCTGGGTGAAAACGTTTTCTGGAATACGTACCAGTTGGATCAAAAAGCGTCCCGCCGAACTCCCTTACATAATATGTCGTGGAGCCGTCTCGCGTCAAACTTTTTGCGTAAAATTTCTCGTTCTCACCAAGAATTTCCTTACCGTCTTTGTTGAACCAAATTTCTTCGAATTCATCTACGATAGGCTCATCTTGTATATATTTCATTAATCGCCTTCCATAATGTATTTATTGATCTGATTGGAATTCATTTTTCCAATCTTCTTCTTGGTGTCTTTATCTGCACTCCACCAAGGTTCTTTTTTAACGGGTTTAAGTTCATTAGTTTTGGCGTGATGTTCTCTGATTCGACTTTTGTTCTTATCAAAGTTTCGACTTGCTAATTGACCAACAGTCGTAGGGTCTCCCTTTATGAAGACATCTATACCACCAGATAGTAATCGCTCTAATGATCTCTTTCCGCATTCTGGACACTTCTTAAGAGATCGAGCCTTAATAGACTGTTCCTTCTCAAACTGGTGCCCACAATTCTCGCATCCGTATTCGTAAGTTATCATCACTCACTTTCCAGGGCAGTTAAGATTCTGCCCAATATTCCATTTCTTTGTATGTCTTCATACCCAAGAGTAACTATACCAACGCCCTCAATACCATCTAGTAGTTTGATACATCTATCAAGACCGCTTTTCTCTCTTAGATCCGTTTGATTAGTGTCTCCATTAATAAGAACCTTTGACCCCTGACCCATACGAGTAATAAACATCTTGATCTGTGAAAACGTACAGTTCTGTGCTTCGTCTAGAATCATATATGAGTTATGAAAGGTAGACCCCCTCATAAGCTCAAGAGGGTAATGTACTATTCTTGGTGGCCCAGAAGCAGACGCCCTGCAATATTCGCCGTAGTACGGACCCAAGAAGTATTGAAAATTCTCATTCATTGGTAATAGATAGGGGTGAATCTTCTCTGATACGTCGCCTGGTAAGCTCCCCATTTTCTCCCCAGCACAAACCATAGGTCGCGTTATGATGACCTTTTCTATGTTGTTTCTGTGAAGATGTTGTGAGGCTATACCCGCCGCTATGAATGATTTACCTGAGCCACTCGGACCAGAACAGAAGATAACATCATTCTCTACAATAGATCTAATGTACTCCCTTTGATTATCAGTTTTAGCTTCTAGAGTCTTAACTTTTTCAACGGTAGTAGATCTCTTTGCTCTTTTTTTCATTTTATACCTTAGTAGGTGTTATTCGAACTTGTGAAGGTCAGCTTCCTTTACGAATATCCCATCGATCATCTTTCCTTTTCGGTCTTTGATTTCATCCCATGCGTGCTGAAGACACTCAAGTAGTGTAAGATTGTTCCTGACAGCAATGTTCTTTAGTACAACTATCATATCTCCGATATCATCTATCGGACTTACGGCGGCGGCACAACTGTCTTTTAGTTCGTTAAACTCTTCTTCCAGCTTACCAATTTGTGCCTGATCGGTTGATCCATCAATTAGATTTCTATTCCAGTGCCAAATTGGTAA